AACGATACTCGAAACAACAACTTGATATACTCGATTCAATCGGCACCCGCAACCCGGTAAAGAAATGGAGCCGGTTTGAAATCGAACAAATAATAAAAAAATATAGTAACTTCGAATCCACATAAGCATGTTGGCAAGCAATCACCCCATCCGTTTCTACGGATAAGGGTTCTTTAAAATATATTTTATCTATTAATATATTTTTTGTAACTTTGTAAGCGTGAAAGTGATTTGTGAAAATGATTTAACGGGCTACTCCTGCAAGGGTGTGGCCTTTTTTGCTTTATGGTAACAGGAAGACCGGCATTATATACAGAACCTTGGCAGCTCGAAGCAGCCGTGCAGGAATACTTTGACCAAGACGGCAAAAAAACAGTTACCGGTCTGGCTTATCACCTCGGTTTTGAAAGCCGGCAATCGTTTTATGATTACGAAGAAAAGTCGGACTTTACTTACATAATAAGAAGGGCACGGCTAAAAATAGAATCCGGATATGAAGAGAACCTGCAAGGCACTACGCCTACAGGCTCAATTTTCGCATTAAAAAATATGGGTTGGAAGGATCAGTCACAGATTGAGCAATCTGGCAGTCTTTCTATTAACTGGAACGAGGAAAAGACTTATGAAACTAAGTCATGAAGCTGACTATAAAGCAAACGAAGGCTCTTGACTTTTTGGAAGATGATAGCACAACGGAGGTTTATTACGGCGGTGCGGCAGGAGGGGGTAAAAGTTATTTTGGTTGTTATTGGATATTGAAGTCAGCTTTTAAGTACCATGGTACAAGATGGCTAATAGGCCGTTCAGAACTAAAGAACCTGAAAAAAACAACGCTTAATTCGTTCTTTGAAGTATGTAAATCGCAGGGGTTGAAGGCCGGGGGACATTTCCGTTATAATGAGCAAAGTAGCATAATAAGCCTGCCAAACGGTTCTCAGATAATATTGGCCGATTTGTTTGCTTACCCAAGTGACCCTGAGTTTGATAGCTTGGGTTCTTTGGAAATTACCGGGGCCTTTGTTGACGAGGCGCCACAGATAACAGAAAAAGCAAAAAACATTCTGAAAAGCCGTATAAGGTATAAACTCGATGAATTTAGCCTGATACCAAAAATGCTTATGTGTGGCAACCCGTCTAAAAATTGGGCTTATTATCAATTTTACCAACCAGACAGGCAAGGTTCTTTGAGAAGCGACAGAAAGTTTATCCAGGCACTTGTAACAGACAATCCGTATATAAGCCATCACTACATTGAAAGCCTGAAAGGTTTGGATAAGAATAGCCGGGAAAGGTTGTTAAACGGTAACTGGGAATATGACGATGATCCGGCAGCACTAATAAGCTATGAAAAGATTTTGGATTGTTTTACCAACAATTTTGAATCACTGAATGGCGAAAGATATTTAACAGTTGATGTAGCCCGGTTTGGAAGTGATAAAACGGTAATTGGATATTGGGAAGGATGGCGGGTGAAGTTCTTTGTTTATAAGGGGTATAAGGTAACGGAAACGGCAAAAGAAGTTTTGCGGCTTCAGATAAAGTATGAGTTGCCTATTAGCAATGTGATAGTGGATGAAGATGGAGTGGGCGGCGGCGTGGTGGATATTACTGGTGCCAATGGATTTGTAAATAATAGCAGGCCGTTAGATAACCCAATAACTAAAGAACCTGAAAATTATAACAATCTGAAAAGCCAGTGTTATTTCAGGTTGGCAGAACGGATAAATAAAAACGGATTGTATATTGATTGTGAAGATGTTGATGTAAAGCAAATGATTATTCAGGAATTGGAACAGGTAAAGCAGTTTAACATGGATAAGGATGGAAAGAGACAGGTAATGCCAAAGGACAAGGTTAAGGAAATAATAGGCAGAAGCCCGGACTTTTCAGATACATTGATGATGCGTGAAATATTCGATTTAAAACCACAATTAACGTGGGTAGCTTTTTAATATGGCACTATTTGACTTCTTAAAGAGAAAAGTTCAGAATACTATAAATAGTTCTTTGAAAACTATTGCAATTGGCAACTCGGAAGTGTTTGTGCATATAGACACCGATAAGGCCATTGAGCAGGGTTATAACGGTAACACTGCCGTTTATTCAATTATAAATAAAGATGCTAAGAAATTTGCATCCGTGCCATCGTATTTATACAAAGCAAATAGTGAGGACGGAGAGACAATAGAAAACGATTTATCTAAATTATTGGGCCGGCCCAATGATTACCAGGGTGCTGATGCTTTCCGGGAATTGGTAAGGACTTACTACAAGTTAACAGGGGAGGTTTTTATATGGCTTAATCGTGGTGCTTTAGCTGATGATAGTTATGATGAATACGGCAATCTGGTTCCTATACCTACAGAAAAGAGGGTGAAGATGCCGGTACTTGAAATGACGGTGCTGCCTTCTAATCATGTTATCTTAATTCCCGATCCTAATAACATTTGGGGTTGTATTGGTTATAAGCTGGAAGTTAACGGGCAAAGGATAAACATACCGAAAGAAGATATTATCCACTGGAAAAATGTATCGCTAAAATTTGATGCAGGAACCAGGGAACATTTGAGAGGCTTTAGTCCTTTAAGTGCTGGTTTTAAAACATTGCAGCAAAATAATGATGCAACGGCAGCCAGTGTAAGGATGTATCAGAATGACGGGGCAAAAGGGTTATTGTTTAACGAAGGGCTGAATACATTAACACCAACACAGAGGGAACAGATAACAAATGTTGTTGACCGTAAAATAAACAGCAATGATGTAAAGGGTGCAGTGGCTACATTACAGGGAAAGTGGGGTTATTTGGATTTAGGCAAAAACAATACTGATTTAGGATTATTGGAAGGAAAGAACATAAGCATGAAGGAACTATGCTTTTTGTTTGATGTTCCTTATGAGTTCTTTGATTCAGAAACAACCTTTGCAAATAAAGAGCAGGCTCAAAAAGGTTGGATATATAACAGCATAATGCCGTCATGTAAGCAGTTTGACGATGAATTAAACCGGGTATTGCTGATTGCTTTTGGTTTGGAAAATGTTGCTGTTATACGTTCTGATTTTGATGATTTGCCTGAGATGCGTGAAGATGTTGCGCAGTTGGTGACATCGCTTCAGGCGGCGTGGTGGATAACACCGAATGAGAAAAGGGAGTGGATGGGCTTTGATCCTTATGGTACTGAATTTGATGAACCATTTATACCAGGTGGAACGCAGCCTTTAAGCATGGCCGGTGTAAGCATGGATCAGGTGGCGAATGACTTAGCAAATCAGGGGTTGAATGACTGAGATTGAAAAAGATATTGTTCGATTGGTATATGAAAAGTACCCTAAGACGGAAAAGGAAAAGTGTTGCTGGCAGGAAAAACAAAGATTAAGTGAATTAAGAGAAAAATACCGGAGGCGTTTGGAAAGTGAGGTTGAACAGAAAAAAATATCAGGCATCGTTTCTTAACAGGATGAACTTCTTTGAACGGAAGTATTCTCCTGTTATATACAAGGCTTTACAGTCGCAAATAAAAGCATTTGTGGCTGATATGAAAGCTAATGGCATTGAACAGGCTAAGCGAAATATTGATAACACTATTATCAATGTGCCTGTTTACGAGGCTATATCCAAAATATACAGGCAGGTTGGTATTTACTTCGCTAACGATACATACAGAAATATTTTAGAGCAGGTGCCACAAAAGGGTTTTGGCTTTAACCAGGAATGGATCGATGAATTAGCCAACTACTTCAGGTATTATTTACTCAACCAGGCCACATTGCCAATAACGGAAACGACAAAAGATTTTATCCGCCAGGTTCTAATATTGGGCGAAACAAACGGATGGGGTATTGACGAAATAGTACGTAATATATCTACCAGTGAAATAACAAAGCATCGTACCCGGATGATAGTAAGAACCGAAACGGGCAAGGCTGCATTTAAGGGTCGGGAGTTGGCTAAAGAAAAATCACCGTATCAATTAACAAGTGAGTGGATTGCGGCGAATGACCATCGTACCCGGCATAGTCACAAACTTGTTGATGGTGTTGTAATACCACATAGCGGCAAGTTTTCTGTACCTGTTTATAAAAGAATTGGTAAAGTGGATTTACAGATAGGGGTTGATTTGATGGATGGACCCGGCGACCCTACAGCACATAAGCAAAATGTAATTAACTGCAGGTGTACAACGGCTGAGAGAATTGTATTTGATAGTGAAGATAACCCGGTTATGAAACAACAAAATGTATTTGTATGAGCATAGAAACAAAAAGTATTATCCTTGAATTAAAGGATTTTGATAAAGGCAAAAGAGAGGCAGTAATAGCCCACGCAGCCTATAATAACATTGACAGGACAAAAGATATATCCCGAAAAGGAATGTTTAATAAGTCATGGGTTGACAACCGGGATGATATTGCATTTTATAAAAATCATAATTCTGATTTAGTTCCAGGAAAGGTTACTGATTTCTTTGAGGATGATAACCTTGCTTATACTAAAGTTTTTTTAGGCACACATACATTAGGAGAAGATACTTTAAAGATGTTGGATGAAGGTATTATAACAAAGGCTTCTTTCGGGTATATACCTGTAAAGAAAAATTTTATAGAAGTAAAAGGGGAAAAGGTAAGGGAATTAAAAGAAGTAAGATGGATTGAAACAAGTGTATTAACTGTATTACAGGCTAATCCATTGGCTAAAGTACAAAGTGTTACAAAGGCTGACGATTTTGATAATGATTTGATTGAGTTGAAAGAATCTATTTCATTAATGGAAAAGTTTTGCCGGAATACAGGTGCAACGGATGAAGCAATTAAATCAATTCTTTTAGAGATAGAACAAGCTAAACATATTCTTTCAAAATATGATACCGCCGATACTGAAGCAGCTAAGTCACTTCAGCAAAAGGCCAGCATTGAGAAAGATGTAGATACGATAAACAATTTTATTAAAACATTAAATTAAGAATAATGGAAAAAACATTGACAGAGCAACTTGCCGAGTTAAAATCAGCACTCGAAACAAGTACAGACACAAAGATGAAAGCAGAATTGGCTACACAGATTAAAGCTGTTCAGGATGCCATGAATTCAGAAGTAAAGAAAGCTAATGATGCCA